TCCCTTGCCGAGTTTCAACCCGATAGACCTTCTCATAGGTGTTGCGGGAGGCGTAATCGTAAAGCTCGTTATTTACGTCAAAGGTAAAAATGCAAAGAAATACCGAAAGGATAAGGTAACTGAACTTCTCAGGAAACTTAAATCTGAACAGACTGAACGCAAAAAAGAGCAGATTGGTTATGAAAAACTCCTTTGTGAAAAAGATGAGCTTATTTCAGTGATGACACCGAAAGTCGAGTTCTGCGAAGAGGTTCTTCTCGGAGAACGCTTGATGTGTGTTACACAGATTGCCAAAGACTACGGTTTATCTGCAACAGCCTTTAATTCTATGCTTAAAACATATGATGTTCAATACAAAGTTGGTACTGAGGAATTGTGGGTTCTGAAAGCAAAATATCAGGCTAAGGGATACACAAAAACTATGATGATAAGGCTTAAACACTCAAACCGCTTCAAGCAGTACACATATTGGACAGAAACAGGACGAGAGTTCCTATATAACTTCCTGAAAGACAGAGGGATTCTCCCCAAGAGTGAGCAAATTCTTCAGGAAAAAATCAGTAAAGGTATTATAATTTGATATTTTCGACCTTCGTTTTATACTTTTTTCCTTGTGGGTAGTAGATTTTCGTCTGCTACCCTACTTACATAGCTGTTTATTTACAATTTTAAATATTTTCCAATTATATAGGGTAAAGTATTGAATTTAACACTTTAAAGTGTTATAATTTGATTAATATATACTTTGCTCAGAAAGTATGGTGTTTGGATATGAGCAGAGTATTAAATATAATCAACATTCCGTTATACCGTACAAGCGTTAGAGCATACAGTTGTAGTAATGGAGGTGTTGGTTAATGAAACACAGAGAGTTTGTATTTGTAGGAGAAAATCCTCCCGTTATAAACGAAAAGGAAAATGCAGCCTTCCTGTTCCAATACGAGAAAGCTATTCTTTGTTCTCTTGTGAAAAGACAATTACTGACTCCTGAACAGAAAGAACGCTGTATTGAAGAACTTAGAAGAACACAATTCAAAAATGCAGGAATTTACTGATATAGACGAAAGGAACAATAGCTATGTTAGAAAAATACGAATTACTTAATCAAGAGAGAGGTATTCAGACGACTAAAAGAAAGGTTGCTGCTTATTGCCGAGTATCCACAGATAGTGCAGATCAGGCAAACTCTTTTGAGAGTCAGCAGAGATATTTCAGACAGTATATTCAGAATCATCCTGATTGGGAACTATATGAGGTATTTGCTGATGAGGGTATTTCCGGTACAAATACTAAAAAGCGTAAAGAATTCAACAGAATGATTGCTTGCGCTAAAGATGGTCGCTTTGACCTCATTATTACTAAGGAAATATCTCGTTTCGCAAGAAACACACTTGATAGTATTTACTATACCCGTGACCTTAAAAAACACGGCGTAGGTGTTATCTTTATGAATGACGGTATCAACACAATGGATGGTGACGCTGAACTTCGTCTTGCTATTATGTCATCAATTGCACAAGAAGAAAGCCGAAGGACTTCTGAACGTGTTAAATGGGGACAGAAACGTCAGATGGAACAGGGCGTAGTTTTTGGACGCAGTATGCTCGGATATGACATAAAAGACGGTAAGATGACAATCAATGAAGAAGGTGCTGAGATTGTAAGACTTATTTTTGATAAGTTTGCAAACGAAGGCAAAGGAACACACGTCATTGCCCGTGAACTTCACGAAGCTGGCATTCCCCCTTTAAGGATAAAGAGGTGGTCTAATACAGTTATTCTTAGGGTAATAAGAAATGAAAAATACTGTGGTGACCTCGTTCAGAAAAAGACAATCACGCCTGATTTTCTTTCTCACGAAAAGAAATACAATCACGGCGAAGAGGAATTTGTAATCATCAAGGATCATCACGAACCAATTATTTCCCGTGAGCTGTTTGAGAGAGCCAACAAGCTCCTCGACAGCAGAGCTTTATCTCAGGAAGGTAAAGCTAAGCACAGTAACCGTTATCCGTTCTCAGGTAAAATCAAGTGTGGAAAATGCGGTTCAAGCTTTGTTGCAAGATATAAGACAAGAAAAGACGGTTCTCAGTATAAAGCGTGGCGTTGCTATGAAGCGGCAACACACGGAAGTTCTCACGTTGATAAGTTAGGAAACAATGTAGGTTGCTGTGGAGAATCAATCAGAAATGAAGATACTCTCTACTTAATGTACCTTGTCTGCAAGCAGTTAAATATAAATACTGAGAAAGTCACAAAGAACCTTGTGAAAGCAATAGAAAATGTAATCTCCTCCGATGCAGGTCTTTCTGATACTTCTGCATTGTATGACAAGATTGCTGAAGCAAAGAAAAAGCGTACAGGTCTTATAGAACTGTACACTGGTGGAGATATTGACAAGGAAGAGTTCACAGAACTCAGAGCCAAGTATGATGAAGATATTGCCAAGATGACAGCTATGGCAGAAGGTGTTGAAAAACAGCAGGATTTAATGCAGAAACAGCAGGAACTTCTCTTAGATATTAAGAATGTAGTTACTGAACTTTCAAATGGAGTGTTATATGAAGATGAATTTTATTCAAGCATTCTCGATAAGATGGTTGTTCAGGATAAAGAACATATAGAAATATATCTCAATATGCTACCGTATAAGTGGTCTTATGCGGTAGCTAAACGCATTTATGGAGTTTTACATAGTGGAACGGATAGCTCAGAAAAAAGGAGCATTACCGATACATCTGTAGGAACGGAGGAATTGGGGCATCTTGAGATGATCGGAAGTATTGTCACCCAACTTACAAAAGGGGAGGGCGCAAGAAGCTTTGACAGATACGGAGTAGGTGATTACTATGTTGACCACGCTAATGGAGTGTATCCATCCAGCGCGGCGGGTGTTCCATGGTCAGCGGCAACTATTCAGAGCAAAGCTGACCCAATTGCTGATATTATGGAGGATATGGCAGCTGATGAAACCACTGCCACAGGCACTACATTCAGCTTAAAAAGCATAGGTCTAAAAACTGCAGAATTGCCGCTTGAAATGGTTTTATAATCATGAAAATAGGGACTTCTGATTGATTTCAGGAGTCCCTTTGTTTTTAAAAACTATATAATTTTCCTTTGCCCACAGTGAAATCATATACCCATTTGTGACCATTTGGGCTTACAACTTTACTTATGGAAGAAATTTCTTTTATAGTTTGTTCCGCAAATGTTTCATGATTATATTTTAGGTTTTTAGCAAAAATATCGTAACAATCATGTGGGTTAGTGTCGCAAGGATGATAGAGCATTACATTTACATCATTAATTTGCACTACTCCATTTTTAACATTTATAGCTATTAAGCAAGGTTTATTATTGTAATCAGTGCCACCGATTAAACAGCTAAATGGAAAATTGCTAATAGTATTCGTATCACTGCCAATTTTATAAAAGTTATCTATAATTTTTATAATATCATTTACTTTTAGATTATGTACATTGCTCTTGTCTATCTTCATTTGTATTGCAATTCCTATTGCAAAATTTCCTGCTATGGCAATACATAATTGTTCGTTTATTGGCATTACTTTTTGACAATCATCAGATAAAGTTATATTATTAATACTACTTGTTCTTGTGTCACCAGCTAAAATAATCATTTTTTCTTCTTTAATACCAAATATTACACTCATGTAGTTACACCTCGTTTTTTATTTATATTATATAGTATTTTGGCATTCAAGTCAACAAAATCGTTTGCAAGTGTTTAAAAAGTATGATATACTAAATGTATTAAATGTTGAGAGGTGTATAAAATGCAGGAAAATGAATGTTTATTAGATAATTATAAAATCGCAAACAATGAAGATTTAATAGAAAAGAATGATGATGTAAAAGAAAAGTCATTAATAGAAACAACAAATAATGTTGATAATATGTCACTTTTTCAAGTGATAGGTGCTGGAATAATGGAAGTAGCACAAAGCGAAACTCTAAAGAATATTACAAAAGTTATGTATAGTGTTGCTCAAAGTATTAACGATGTTGCTGTGAAAATAGTAACATCTCCTTTTATTCAATGGCTACAAACTGTCGATGTATCACCTTTAATAAAAACATTAAATGAAATAATACCAAAGTTAGAGCAATACTATAGTATAATAAACACTCTTATTTTAAATATTCTTTGTGAAACACGTTGGTTTCCATATGCTAATTGGAATGAAGATGATATAGTTTTATGTGAGGTAATTGAAATAATCGAAAAAGACTTATCACTTGAATTAAAAACAAAAAATATTGATAGAATAATGTTTACATATTATTCTAAAGAAAAGATTGAATCTATGAGAGTTTCATGGAAAGCATTAGGATTACCAAAACATACATTGAAAATTTTAAATGAAGCAGTTAGAGCATATCATAGAAGGGAACACGCACTTACTGTTTTGTCATTAGTTCCTTTCTGGGAAGGGGTTATAGCAGATAAAACGCATTGTCCAAATGATTATCATGTAAGTGGAAGAACAAGACAAAATCTTGAAAAATTGTTGAAATCAAATAATGTGGATGATGCTTTTAAATCATATTGTGATGACTTTATATTTTATGATTGCAGAAATAAAGAAGGGTATAAAGATGATGTTCCGGGTAGACACGCTTATTCTCATAGTTGGTTTACGAGTTATCCAAATAGGAAAGCAGCGTTAAATGCTATTCTGTTTACTGATTTTCTTTTCAGACTTGATGAAATACTTGTTGAGGACAATGAGGAAGAAAAGGGTGGTATATAATTATATATTGTTAAACAATTAACAAACTTTCACTATTTGCGAACTATGTTAAAGATTTAACAATCTATCAAAATCCCTTTATTATATTGACTTTTCTTAACTTTTCCAGCAAAACTAAAAACTCAAAAATTTCATCACAAAACCCTGAAAATCCCTTTTAAAATAAAGGTTTTTCTCGAATCGTCAACAAAACCTCTTTAAATATAAGGCTTTTCTTATGGTTTTAAATTTTGCAATACCCATAAACCGCATAACAAAGCCATTTAAAGCTGATTTTATATAAAAATATCGAATATAAACACATAAAGCCTTTTAAAAAGCGGCAATCTGAGGTCTTAAATATCGTTAAACCGCTTTATAAAAGGCTTTTTCTTGTTTGTGTGATAATTTGTCCGAAAAGGGAACACGATACTAACTTGCTTCACGCTCCTTGATGAGTTTATCCAATGTAGGTCTTGAAATTTTTAGTTTCTTTGCAAATTCAACCTTATTTATTGCTCTATTTATATATTCCTGATAGTAGTCTTCAAACTTATCGGAAACAACAGCTTTTCTTCCTTTATATACTCCATTACGCTTTGCAATGGCAATCCCTTCACGCTGTCTTTCAAGTAAGTTAGCACGTTCAAATTCATTGATAGCAGCTATCATTGTAAGCATTAATTTTCCTGTCGGTGTGGAGCTGTCTATGTTTTCTTTGTTGCTAACAAGGTGAATATTTTTCTTCTGTAATAATTCTACAATATCAAGTAAATCCTTTGTACTTCTTGCAAGTCTTGAAAAGTCATGTATATAAATAGTATCACCTTCACGGGCAAAGTCAATCATTTGTTGGAGCATCGGACGGTTAGTATCTTTAGCTGATACTTTTTCAGTAAACCACTTTTCTATATCATATTTCTTTAATGCTTCAATCTGTCTGGCTTCGTTTTGTTCAACTGTTGATACTCTGACGTATGCTATTTTCATTGTTTTTCTCCTTTTTATTATGTAAAACTGGGTACACTCTAATTTTACAATCTCAATACGCTACTGAATATGTAAAAACAAGTCCGATTTTGCATTTATTTACACTTTGTAAACCATATCCAAGACTTGTATTTACATTAAAGGGTATGATATAACCGCCCTGAAGGACGGTTACACCATAAGTCAAACACAATCAAGAGGTATGTGAGGTTTTGTGAGTTTCATAGTAGTAGTTATCCATAACTACCATTTCTTTTGTTCTGATAACACCGATTCCGATAATCAGAAACAATATCATAGCTGTTCCGTCACCTGTTAAAACACAACTTAATACACCGAAGATAATCAGAAACAAGCCGAAAAGTTTTTGCTTTATAAAGTATTTTTGTTTTCTTGTAAGAGCAGGGAAGTGTTTTAATCTCTTCATTATTCTACTCCCAACAAGTCGAAAATTACAACCTTACTTGCACCGCTATTGTTTGAATGGATGTTATCAATCAGTTTTTCAGATACACCGCTATGTACTAAGATGATTTCATTCTGAAAATCCTCTACATAGTTGTTATTGTTAAAAACAAGTTCATTGTATAAAGCAAGGTTATACTTGTGAGTGCTTTGATTTTCGTCTATGTGGTCATACCAAAAACCGAACATCATTTTTATTCCGATTTCTTTATCGTAATCAGGATCATATTTAAAATTGATGTAATCAAGTTCATCAATGAAATTTCGTTCTATTGCATGAAAGATTACTGGAACAAGGTTGTTAGGAACATAAATAGCAAATGAATTGTCGTGGTTTTCTTCCTCTCTTGCTATCCTGACAAAAAGAGAAATCAAGCGTGATAATGTTAATTTACAATGCACTTTCTTTGTGAGTGCGGTTAAAACTTCTCTGTCGTTTTCTAATTCGTACATTTTTATTCCTCCACTAAATCAAACTTGATAATACAATTTGAACCGTATATATTTATTATTTTTGATACTATTTCAGGTGAACAAGCTGAATGTAGGAGTATGAAATAGCTTTCCATATAATCGTAATCTCCATCAGCATAATTATAAGGTTCTACTGATAAAAGGCAGTTGCATTTTTCGCTTAAATTATAATATTCGTTGTCATAAATAGTGTTTATTACAATTTGTATTGTATGGTCTTTGTCCGTTTCCATTCCGTAATCAAAGTAAACTCTGTCATATCTTTCTTTCCCTGAAATAAGTAAAGTGTTAAATATATCAAGAGTAAGATTTTGGGGTACAACAATTAAAATAGATTGTGTTCTATCGTCTTGTGAGATTTCTTCGGCAGCTTTTACAAGTTGCTTCATAGTTAATGAACTATGAAAATTGCTGGTAAATGTATCCATAAATTCAGCAGGGGAGTTCAATTCAATCATAATTAAACCTCCATTCCTTCAAGCTCTGCAAGTGCTTTGAGGTCTTCGCCAAGCTGTTCAATAGCCTTGCAGAAATAGAAATTTTCCTGCTGTGGTGTTAATTCAAGGTATGTGTTATCCGTTGAATAGCTATCATCATTATCATTAAATTCATCAATCAGAAGAAAGAAAACTTTTTCTCCGTTGTTGTGTACTGTAATCTGTAATGATGCTGAAATTCTATCAACATAGGAAAGGCTCAGTTCGTGTAAAAGTCTTTCTTTAATCTGTTCACATAATACATCACGATGTATATTCAAGGGCAAAGTTAATGTAAATCTGTTGTTTTTGTAAATGCTGATTTTCTTTTTTGTGGCTCTGGCTGGTGTTCTTACATTTATTTTTACTATACTCATGTTTTTAATCTCCTTGTAAAATTTCCGATTAGACTAACTTTTCTATAAAAGGGTTAATTATTTGCTTTTTTATTTCTTCCAGCTCATAACTATAAAGCTGAATATCATAAACAAAGCTATCAGGGAACATTTCAACACTTTTTCTGTTGAGAAAGTAAGCGTATAATTTAACAGCAATTTGCTTTTTATCCCACTGAATTTCAATATCAAGTGATAAATAAACATGCTTAAAGCCTGTTAAATCAGATTTGAAATTGACTTTTTCCTGTAAGCGTTCACATAGATTTTCAAAAGGGAAGTTCTCTATTGAAAATCCGACTTCATAAGGTCTGATATTATTTATATCGTTGTCGGTGATAACTCCGAGGTCTCTAATCTTAATCATTCCAAAACCTCCTTAAAGGGTTTGACATTTGGGTTGTGTAGTGTTATAATATCTGTTGTAGGTGGCGGATTTCTCCGCCTGACCTACTCTAAGTGTTTACCGCCTTTTTGGGTTGTGGCGGATAGCCTTTACAGTTCTTCTGTAAGGGCTTTTTTCTTTACGCAATTGAAAACCTTTTTGAAACTGTTTCCTTGCTGTACTGTGCATATAAATCAGCATGGGTTTTCTTAAATGCTGTGCTGTCGAAACGACTTGACTTAACTTCCTTGTAGCGTAACTTGAAACAAGAAACAGTCATTTCTTCAACACCTCTGGCGGTCATTTCTGCTTTAAGTTCATCCTTTGCAGATTCCATTTCTGCAGTGAGTTCGTCAATCATAGCCTGTAAGGTCTTGATTGTTTCTACCTTTGTTGTAAGTTCGATTGTTGACATATTTTTTGTCCTCCTGTATTGTGTTTTATTAAGGCTTTAAGCCTTTGGAATAGGGCTTTTTTGAGGAAAACCCTTTAGAAAACCTTTTTTGTTTTACTTACAAATAACACCGTTTGATGTTTCTGTGTAACCGTCAAGTTCCAAATCTCTTGCAAAAGCATCATAATCAAAGTATCTTTCAGCAAATTCAGGGAGATTCATTTCTTCAACAAGTTCATAGGCTAAATCATCAACGCTCATACCGCTGTAATATGTATAATTATCAATGTTTTCTATTGCTGATTTAATATCTGAACTATAGGCTTCAAGGATTGCTTCAACTTTTTCTAAATCGTATTCGTCAAGCTCATCAAGTTCTTTAATTAACTCGTTCAGTTCTTCGATGTTGTCATACTCGCCAACCTCTAAGCCCTCAAGGTCTGTTTCGTAATCGGTGATGAAAACTTCTTCATACTGTTCATTTATGCCGATTCGTTCATAAACCGCTTCAAGTTCTTCATCAGTGACGGGAAGTTCTACCCATTCGCCGATTAATTCGCCTTCGTTGTACTTTCCTAAGTTTGTGATAAAGATGTTTAATAATGTTGTTGTTTGTGTCATTGTGTTTACCTCCGTTTGTGTTTTGGGTTGTGTTGTTGTGTTTGTCTTGTTTAACCTTACAAGTATATTGTACACTATTCGATACAAAATTACAATTCGCAATGTACACAAAAATATACATAATTTATTATCGAATATGTACATAAATGTGTACAAAACTATTTCTTGACAAATTGTATTTAATAGTGTACAATTATAATGAGGTGATAAAATGGGAATATCATATAATAAATTATTTCAATTGATGGAAAGCAAAGGAATAAAAAAAGTTGATTTAAGAAAAAGCGGATTATCTCCCACAATTGTTGACCGTCTTGTAAAAAATACTAATGTAAATACATCTACTATTGTGGAGCTTTGTAAACTTCTTGATTGTCAGCCTGGAGATATACTTGAATATATACCAGACGAAGAGAACGCAGAGGAAAGCACAGAGGATTAAAAATATGAATGAGTTTGGCAATTTAGTAAAGAAAATGTTAATTGATAAGAATATGACACAAACAGAATTAGCAAAAAGAATAAATATGAGTTTTACAGGCTTCAATAATTTACTCAATCGTGATACATTGCAATTAGACAAAATGAAATCAATAGCTGATGCCTTAAATTGTGATTTAGTTATTGAATTAAAGCCGAGAGGTGAGGGAAATGGAAAGTAAACAAAGAAAATCAAGTGCAGCCAGAATAAAAGCAAATAACAAATATAATGCTAAAACCTATAAAACGTTTACAGTTAATGCAAAGATTTCAGATTATGAAATTATTGATAATTATTGTAAAGCGAACAACATAAGTAAAGCACAATTATTATTAAAATCAACGATGTATTGTATTGATAACAACATTGATTTATCGCAGGGAGTACCGAACGCAGAAACTTTAGAATCTTTGGCAGAGGTTAGGGAAATGAAGACTAACCCTTCAGAATATAAAAGCTATACAAGCATTCAAGAGCTTATGGATGATTTAAAAACCGATGATTAAATTCAATACCACACAAATAAATACAATCAAATATGTTGAATCTGTATATTTAAAAGCCTGAAACAATATGATATAATATAGAGGGGTGATTATATGAGTACAAGAGAATATGCTGTTGAACTTATGAATACATTGAGTGACGAACAGGTGAATGTGCTTGTTGAGTTTATCAAGAAATTTGCTGACAGAGCAACAGTTGCAAGAATTGAAAGTATGCAGCTTGAAAACGATCCGAACCCTAAAACTTACAATAGTTTTAAAGAATTTATGATTGAAGCGGAGAACGAAGTTGATGAATAAGTATGAGTTGCATATAACCAATGGTTTTAAGCGTGACTATAAGAAAATAGTTAAGCGTGGGTATGATGTTTCTCTTCTTGAAAAAGTTGTTGATACTCTGCTGACTGGTGAGCCGTTGCCAGAAAAGAACAAAGACCATGCATTATCAGGTAACTGGAAAGGGTATAGAGAATGCCATATACAGCCTGATTGGTTACTTATTTATGAAATTATAGATAATAGATTGATTTTATCATTAACAGCAACGGGAACACATAGTGATTTATTTGATAAATAAGTATCAGTTAGCGGCAATCTGAGGGTTTTAAAGGTAAATAATATGAACTGTTTACAATGTAAAAATTCAGTGATTAAAGATACCACTGTTAAAGCAATAGAAAAAGGTAAATGTATTATAGTGGTTAAAGATGTACCTTGTTTAAAATGTGTACAATGTGGTTATGAATCATTTTCAGATGAGGTTAAAGAGCAATTAGAAAATATTTGTGACAGCTATGACGAATCATTTGTTGAATTTGTAGTTGTAAAGTATTGTTAATTATTAACACGCTCTATATTCAATTATAAGCACGTTTTAAGCGTTTGTAATGGCTTCGTAGTGTGTTTATATTGCTTTTCGCAAAGTTGCTTAAATGTGCCTTAAATTGCGTTATATGAGATGTTTTATTGTGATATTTAACAGTATGTTGATTTGAATTAGTTTTGTAATTGTATAATATAAACAAAAGGTGCAGCCATAGCGGTTGCACCTCGTTTGTTATTGGGGATAGGTTTACATTTAAAAAGGAAGGGTATTATCTTGTATAGTAGGTAGTTGTTCCACTCTACTCATAATTGAAATTTTCAGTGTCGAATCGAAAAAAACAAATCTCAAATTGCTTGACAAAATGAGATATAAATGATATAATCTAATTATAAATCTCAAAATTGCCACTGATTTGAGATTATAAATTTAATTTTATAATATAAATCTCAATTTAATGAATATTTTGAGATTGATGTGCATAAAATGTAATATATGTCATAAAAATACATAAGGAAGTGAGATTATGTCTAAACAATCACTGTATAAGTTATTCTATATTGATAATGATGAATACAAGAAAGAGTATGAAAAACGTTTTTCTTCAGATGATACGATTAAATTTAATGTTAAAATTGGTAATAATCAGGCATTTCTTTGCCAGAACGTAGATATATACAAATTAATGGTATCTATTGAAAGAACAGATAAAGAAGTCAATCAGCTTTATAGCAGACTGCCCCCAAAGGCTATTGAGCAGTTCACTAATCGTTGTCTTATAGATGAAATAGTACTTACTAATAATATTGAAGGTGTTCATAGTACACGAAAAGAAATTGATGCAATTCTTAATGATTTATCTAACCATAATGAAAAGCAGCGTTTCTGGGGTCTGGTAAAAAAGTATTCCTTGCTAATCAAGGGAGAGCCAATAGAAATGAATACCTGTCAGGATATAAGAGCTATTTATGATGACATCTTTTTAGAGGAAATAAAAATATCGGATTCTGAAAACATTCCTGATGGAGAGATATTCAGAAAGAATCCTGTAAGTGTATACTCACCAACTCAGAAAGAAATTCATAAAGGTTTATTCCCTGAAGCCAAAATTGTTGATACGATGGAAAAGTCCCTTGAAATTCTAAACAATGAAACTATAGATTGTTTAATCAGGACAGCAGTATTTCACTATTTATTTGGGTATATTCATCCGTTTTATGATGGTAATGGTAGAACAAGCCGTTTCATAAGTAGTTATATGCTTTCACAACATTTGAATAGTCTCATAGGTTATCGCATCTCTTATACGATAAAAGAAAATATCAATAAGTATTATGAAGCATTTAAAATATGCAATCATCCTAATAATAAGGGTGATTTAACACCTTTTGTTGAAATGTTTTTAAAGATTGTTGATATTTCAGAGAAACAGCTTTGCGAGGCATTAAGGAAACGTGTTAATGCTCTTCAATATTATAAAAATGTTTTATTAGAAATATTTGGAGAGAAGGATAGCATGGGTTCATTATATTATGTTCTTGTTCAGGCAACCTTGTTTTCCGATTTTGGCGTTTCGCTTAAAGAACTTGAGGATGGAATGAAAATATCATATAACACTATCAATAAGTATTTAAAAATAATTCCTGAAGGTATATTAGTAAAACAAATGCAGAACAGAATAATGCACTGCAGTTTGAATCTCAATGAATTTGATAAGTACATTGATTCAAAAATTCAATAAGCGACTAAAGCCATTAAATTTGATTACACTATTGACAGCTCCCCTCAAAACGAGGGGTACTGTTCAAAATATAAGTTGTACGAATTTCGTACATCTGATTTGCAATAAGTATCATTGTATGTATTTCTGATAGAATTAACCAAAATGGTTATTACTGATATTGTATGTTTGGCTTTAGCTTGTAATTGAGTATAAGGGGGTTGCACAATTCATCCACCGTCACTTTGGGGGTAGTTGAAGTGTTACTGAACTGGTAACACTAACCATAGCGGTTAATGTTGAGGTGTGGATGTTTTGTCTACACCTCAATTGTAATTATAATTATTTACGAAATTATGAATATAGCTTCAAGTGAGCCATGTTTGAGATGCTTATTACTGTTAGCAATTAATAGGGTAGGGGGTATAGTTTACAATAAAACCCTAAAGGCAGGTCACATCTACATATATTAGTAAAATAAAGGGATTTTATAACATTGCGATGTTAAGAAATCCCTATTTTTCGTTATATATGGTACGGCTGAAAATTGACTATAGCACATAATGAAATGAAAAAGTCTTAGTATGAAATTCATCAAAAAGCGGCAATCGGATTATGCTGATATTTGTCCTACAAACTGTTGATTTCTAAACCTTCATGTTTTGGGTAGTATAGTTAATAGGGTAAAGCTTGTCAATGTCAAAAATCAATGAATACTCATTTGTAGATGAGCAGATATTTGATATATGGTTATGAGGTGCTTGGTAAGAACTGTTCAAGAAAACGGCAAGGTGTTGTTTTGTGGTTCTGATGTAGCAAAAGCACTTGGCTATTCTAATGTTAATGATGCAATATCACGTCATTGTAGGGCTACGGTAAAACGCAGTACCCCTATCAGTGGGAAAATGCAAGATATTAATTTTATCCCTGAAGGTGATGTATACCGTCTTATTACTCACAGAATTATATATTATAATGGTACAAGCAGCAATTTGTAGTGTAGGAAATGTTTTTAAAGAAATTTTCAAAAACGTATTGACATAACTGCTAATTTGTGATATTATGATTGTGACAACAGAATAATACTATTATGGAGGTTGTCAAGATGGATAATAAAGCATTATTGCAGGAATATTTTAATACCTTATCAGATGATAAAATAAGACTGTATAAAGTTCCATTAACAAGATTTGTTGATTACCTTGAAATAGATAAAATCAGTCTAAACGATTTGACTATACAGAATATTGATGAATATATCTTACAGAGAAAATTCAGAAAATTACCCTTAAAGTTCTTTAAAGCTTACTTATCATCTTTTCTGAAATATTGTAAAATTAACATTGATATTCGTAAAGTTACAAATGAATGTAATGCTGATTACTATTTTACTTACAAAGAGTTAATCAAGGACATTGATTTAAAAATACTTGAAACAGTTACACCATATCATGAATGTGTAAGTTCATACAATTCCTGTAAGGCTATAGTCTGTCTTGAATGGATGGGGTTGCGGAATAAAGAGATAGCTGAATTAAAGTTGTCGGATATTACAAATGATGGAGTTGCAAGTAATGGCAATTTAATCCCATATGAAAATGATAAGCTTAAAAAGTTTTTACTGGAATATAAGTCACTTAATGGAATGCACATACTTTATGGAAATCGTGTATTTTTTAAAGAGTATATAGACGATGGTTATTATATCCGAGGTCTAAAAACTTCAAATAATCATCTTCAGAAAGTGGATAACATAATCAGAAGGGCAACAGCAATAGGTATCGACAATAGATTGATTGTTGAATCGGCTTACTTATATGGATTGTATCAAGCAGAACAATCAGGCAGAGAAGATGTTTTTAAAGAACTTTCTTTATTACAGATTTCAAATTATAAACAGTACAAATCAAAATTAGAAGAATATATGAGAGCGTAAAGCTCTTATATATTTTACATATAGAACAACAGAATAATACCATATAATATTTTAATAACAACAGAATAATATCAAGACGGAACAGAAATCATTTCAGGTCACTCCTGAACGTCTTGGAAATAAGTATTTGCAAATACAACAGAGGTAAACAGAGAACATCCGTGAGTGAAATTAGCGGAAAGAATTAAAGTTTTATGGAGGATAAACACCATGACTACAACTGCTATTAATGAAAACAAAGATATGCTGGTATATTTTGACGAAGCAAAATACAAACAAGTTTGTGAAGAAAGACGGAAAGAATGTTTTGTTGATAAGCCGCTTAACACCTATGAGGAGTGCTGGGAAGATGTAACCAAGTGGACTGCATTTGACCCGAATAATAGCAATCACAGTTATATAATTTTTCAGCAATTTAAGAATGATTTTACTAAATATCCAATCGAATATCAGATGAAATTGCTTTTAGATATGTATATCTGCGAAGTGTTTATGAATTTAAGGTCTTTTAATGCTGTCCTTAAAAAGATATATAAGGCTGAGTCGAAAGAGTTCAAGAGTCGGCGCACAGATGGTATCAGAAATTTTCTTACAGCATTAAACATCATTAAAGTTGATAACAAAGGTAATGAATACATTGAGGTGTACAGAGGTGTAAATCACAATTCTGCTTCAAATGACATTGCTATTTCATGGACACACAACATTTGTATTGCTGAATTTTTTGCCAATAGACGTGCAATTCTTCATACAGATGATAGATGTTGCAAAGTTTATAAAGGGAAAGTAAAGATAAAGGATATAATTTTTGCTGATGAAAACAGAGATGCAGAAGATGAAGTTATTACTTTTCCTCACAAGGTTTACGACATAGAAGAGGTAGATGGATTTGTGGCTAATTATGACTGTGAGGGTTAAAAGGAGGAGTTGCATATGAAAGTTAGCAAAATTATTGTAGGCAATGAGTATTATGTTCCTTGTAAATGGAGTTGCAAATCTTGCACAAAAGTAACTGTGCTTGAAATTATCAATAAAAACCAGATAAAAGTTAAGGCTTCAAAAGGTGACCCGTTTGTTATCCATAGAAATTTGCTTCATACAACTGCATTAAAGGCTGTAAGCGGATATAAGCAACATCATAAAAAGAAGAAAACTCAACATAGTAACAATGAATGATTAGTATTGTTTGTAATGCTGACAATATTGAGAACATAAACAGACCGACAGAGAAAACCGCTTGAGTGAGAGTAAGGTGTTACATATTATTATTTACATTAAAGGAGAAAATTTATGACAAGAAATCAGTTTGTAAACTTTATTCGTAATTGCAATCCTGAAAATATTACAGATATTGCATTGGAAAGAAATAATGAACTTATTAAGTTATCGGAGATTAAGATGTCTAAGGATAACAAGATGCTTTGCTTTGTGACAGATGATAGGGAGAAGAGTTTCAATTCCTTAAAGTATTGGATTACAGATGTTAAGGTGCTTAATGATAGTCGTGAAGGCTACCAGTGGAGCATCAAGTTTTATGAGAATCCGAAAGATAAGAGACTTGAGCCTGATACATTTGTGGTACATATCAATATGCTTGAGGGATTTTCGCCTTTTGCGTACAGGACTAATTTCCTTGATAACTATGAGAATGTGACCGCAGCCATTCCAGAATATCTGGATGCTTTTATCGGTAAGAATGTGCTTGTATGTCATTCAACAAATACAGCAACGTATAACACATTTGATGATGACGGTGAAACGCTTATCACACCTGTGACTGACAGCTATGTTATTGATGACTTCCAGTACACAGTATTCTACAATGAGATTGCACCGAATATCCCTTGTATCAAGATTTTTAGCGGCAATCGAGAGGACATTTTCGCTTGTGCAATGGGTGTTAAGTTGGTTACACCTAATCTGATTTCTACTTTTGATGGTAGTTATGTTTTAAAGGTTGTAGATTGAGAAAGATTATAAAAAGAGAGGGATAGGATGGCAAAATTAACTTTAGATAAATATTATGAAGTGTTGTTTGATATAGACCCTGTGACAAATGATTTCGCTTTAGAAGATGATGAATATATCAGGGTTGTTGCATTGAAAAAATGCAAGGAAGAAGACAATGTTGTATTAACAAAGTTCTTTAAAACAAAAGCTGAAATCGCAAAATTTGTTGAATCGCACAAGTTTGTTTTTAATATCTTTATTGGTTTGTCTACTACAAAAGGTCAAGGTGGTAAGGCAGAAAATATGTATAAAAGAAAGGTGTTATTTTTCGATTTTGATAGAAAAGATTATCCTACTTATAAAGAGGTAAAGCACTTTTCTTATCATATTAAAAAGGCACTGCCTACTTTGTTTTATCATATGATTGTAGATACAGGGCATGGTTTTCACTATTATGTAGCAGTTGACAGTGAAAATCATAAACGTATTGTAAATGATAATGCTGAAATGGGTAAAATTATAGGTACAGATGTTGGTGCGTTATTAAGTACACAGATTGCACGTTTACCTACTACTATTAATTTAAAGGATGAAGATGATAAGAAACCTGTTTCAATAGTTATAAACAATCTTGAAACAAGACCTGATAAGTTTAAACCTTATAAACTTTCTACTATTGAAAGAATAATCAATTTAGATAAGCAGAATAAGAAGATACTTGAAAATCTTCAACCTCTTCCATCACGTTCTTTTGAAAAATGTACAAGCTATTATTGTGTTGAAGCTATGATGGCAGAGGGTGTTGAAGAAGGTAATCGTAATTTTGCTTTAGGACGTATTACGAATTATCTGAGAGATATTAAGGGATATACACAATCCGTTTCTTTAAAAATGGTACAAGAATGGAACTTACGATGTAAACCACCAAAACCGACTAATATAATAGAGCAGGATTTTAATTCATATTGGAATGGGAAATACAAATTGCTTGGTTGTAGAGTTCCGGATGAGAAACACCAAAAACTTATAAGTCAGTTTTGCGATAAGTCAAAGTGTTACTCTATTTTCGAGGAAACAGAAAGAGGAATTGTGGAAGCTGAAGATTTAATGTATGACAATAATGTGCTTAAAAATGTATATCTCAGGCAGCTTAACGGTTATCATTACATGATTTTGAGTGTAATAGATTTTTACGGAAAGCCTATAAACAGAAAGAACCTATTAAATCTTCTTACAAATCGTGATGGGAAAAGATGTATCAGTGAGAATACTCTAAGAGAGGTATTAAAGACATTGATAGATAAGAAATTCATTACTTATGATGAAAACTACAAAGTTTATAGTGTTGAGGACAAAGCTAATTATGGAGCAGGTCGTACACGATATTATTTTTCTGCAACTTCAATGTTAATTAACCGCATTATCAAACCTAAAGAATATATGGTGTATCTTTGTCTTATAAGAAATCTTCAAAGAAATGAAAACGCCACTTATGAAAAGATTGGTGATGATTTGAATATGGATAAATCAAATGTCGGTGAATGCATCAGAGGTCTACATAAGGCGAAGGTGCTTTTAATAGACAAGCATTATAATGAGAAGGGCAGAGAGTACAATATCTATAGAATTGTAACATAAAGTCTTAAAAGGGGTTTTAACGGGACTGAAAAACGCAAATTTTACCACCTTGTTTTTGAAATGAAAACGTAGAGATTTCCTATCATTTTTGGGTGTTGAGGCTCAAAAATTACCACCATAGTATACAAATGAATAATAGGGGTGAAACCCCTGCCTTTCAGTTCCCATTAAAACCCTTACAAGATAAATATAAAAGTGAGGACAAAATGAATAATTCAAATTTAATGAATATTAATCCTTGGGTACAAGAACAAAGAGAAATGATAATTAATTACATTCGTGAATTAGAAAGTAATGAATTTAAATTAAAGTATCCTAATTTATATAATTTAATAGGTATAAAGCGTAAAAGAAGTAATTATACAAGAAAAGATGATTTAAAGTTTTTGTTAACATATTTTGTAAATATGGTAAATGTAAATCGTCAGATTGATGGCAAACCATATTACTTTCCTACTTATAATAAGTTGATGAAAATATTAAAAACAAAGAAAAGGGAAAGAGTTTCACAATCAATAGCGTTATTTTCATTACTTAATATCATTGAAAAAGTTCCTGTTGAGTATGTTCCAGAACAATTAATTTCTGTTGACAGCGGTTCAGCAAGAAAGTCTGTCACTATTTATTGTATTGATAATCTCAATATGGAGTATCATGAGGAAAGAGCAAAATTTCTTAAAGATAATAGCTTTTCAATTACAGCTTTAAGTCGTGAATGGGTTTACCGCACTTTTAATTTAGATGAAACGAATCGTATTTATCCACAGTTTGTAACTGAAAACGAAAAGGGTACTTCAGAAGAATCCGATATACATACTATTGAAATTGTAAATTCTATATTTACGATTATCGATGAATTAGGGTACGCTACTGAAAAGGCTGTTATTGAAATGCTCAAGGATAAGTATTTTAAAAAGAAAACTCAAACGCAGATAAAGAAATCATTACAGGAAATTCTTGATATGTATAATCTGAAAAGAGTGCAGCTTAATAAAGAATTAAAAGAGAAGCTCAATGTTTCTGGCAATGGTTATCCGAAGATAATTATAAGAGAGGATGAATGATTATAGACATTTTAGAGGTATATAACGAATTTAAAAGCGGCAATGAGTCGGCTTTTGAAAGTCTGTTTTATCAGATGAATGAAAGAAAAACACAATGGGATGATATAAGAGTTAATTTTATTATCAATGATGTAGCCATTAATAAGATTATTAGTTCTCGGTATAATGTATTTAGTAAACCGTGCATTTCAAATAATAAGAAATGTGCTAAATACAATGAGCAAGTCTACAATGGTACTAAAGAGGATTTAGGAATTGAAACAATACTTATCCTGTATCAGATGTTTAAAGATGAAAAATTCAATCCAACTTCTTCAACTGAGATTTATTGCGAATTAAGCAAAAGGTTATTTGATGTGCTTAATGCAGATATATCTGTTTCTGCGTATACTTTTGGAGAAAAAATTAAAAACCAAAAAGGAGAAATAGTTGACATCTATCATATTCCTCAAAGAGCCTATGTTAGCGGTAAAATGAAACCTTGGTACAGAAAAGAGTTCAAGGAGATTATGAGAATACTTAATGAAAAAGGTATTAAAGATTATACAAGACCTAATTCAAAGGCACAGCGTAATGTTATAGATTTAATTATGAATCATTACAAAGAGGAATATGATGATGAAACTATGATTTATGATTTCCCTTCTGAAAAGAAAATGATTGACTTATATAATGAAATATATAAAGATGATGGCGTTATTTCTCAGCCGAGATATTCGGCAATACTTAGTGAAATTTTTGAATTGATGTGTGGTATGTCTACAGCACTTGATGGAATAGGGACAGTAACTCGTGAACAATATTATAATCAGAAATGGAGTGAGAGGATATAAGATATATAAATTTAACATCAGAAAATACATATAATTTACTTCTTCTTGCAAATGAATTAATTGATTATACTCCTGAATCGGTTTGTAATGATAGATACTATAATGTAATTTCCAGAGATGATGTTGTTGAAATATGTTGGAGAAATAAAGCACTTATACAGGGGATAAGACGTAAAAATGAGTTAAGCATTGATGATTATACTGAAATTCTCAATGCAGTCGGGTATATGCTTGAAAGCTACTGTAAGAATATAGTTTCCAAAACATTTGAGCAGTTTATACAGTATTGTTCTTCTGAAGGTTATGTGTTTGATGTTGATGAAAATGAACTGTTTTCTACCGTAATGGGAAAGGAAATTGAGTTCAGAAATTGTTATTGGTATGTAAAGGCAACAGAAGATAGGTACTATCTTAAAGAGTATAAGCATAAGCAAGGGGATGTGTTTACAGCTATAGGCAAGAACAGTGTGGATTTGGGTGTAGCTAAATGTAAGCAGATAGGATTATGCAAGTTCTTTATTTCAGAAAATGAAAAAAAGATATATTGTAAAAGTATAAACAAACAGCTTTTCTTTATTAAAAGAGGTAGTGGAGAAAATAGGAACAGATATAATGGATATGTTTGTGTTGCGTAAAAAAGTCACGAAAACTGTTATACATTTCTATATATAAGTGAGAGCGAGGAACTTCAAAACACTCCAAGTTCTCTGTTTACCTACAAGTATGCCTTGTTTATGTGTTTAGCAGGGCATACAATATCACCGTTATAATTGCAATGATATTATAATGGTGTAAAGACCAGTATCGAGTGCAGCAATAATTGACAGTCGTGAGATTGGCATTATTGCAAGTAAAAAGTAGGCGGTGTGTACCACAGCACATCGCTTATTTTTTATACCTTAAAATGAGAGGAAGTGATAACAATGTATAATTTAAAAACAACATTAAATGAAAGGGTATTAAACTTTCTTGAAGTTACAACGATGACAAAAGTTGAATTTGCAAGACGTACAGGAATGAGTGTTCAGACCTTATATGCTTGGCTTAATGGTAGTCGGGAAATCAGTGAAAGATTATGCGGAAGCATTTCTGGTTTTATGTCAGATTATGTAAGACAGCTAACGGAATTAGCGAAGTGAAAGGAGATTATATTATGGAAGATATTTTTATTTTCCCGTTAAGAGCAAAGATAGAACACTTTCTTGATATGACGGGTATGACTAAAAAGGAATTTGCAGAAGGAATTGGAATGAGTACAGCTTCTTTATGTGCTTTCCTTAAAGGTAAAGGTGGAATCAGTACAAGATTTGAAGAAACTATTGCACTTTTTATAGCTGACTATATGAGGAATAAGTATTGAGCTGTGATAGTAATCAATATGAAAAGTGAATTTTATTGGAAGGTAGATTATAAGAATGAGCGAAAGAAATAGAATCGAAATTGAATATGAATTGAATTTCCTTAAAGGTTTACCCATTGAATTTAAGGGAGTTACATTGTATCCTGTAATGTGTAATAACATATTTAAGTTATATGAATGTGTAAACTCATTATTATATGATCCATTGCGGTATAATATTGAGTTAAATGTCGGTACATTACCGAGATTATATTTTCTCACTGATGTTTTAAACCATCTGGATGATAAAGAATATTTAATAAGGAATCAGTTTTTAGTTGCTATATTCAGACAGCTTAATGACATCTTGGATTTAGTGCTTAAGGAGCAAGAATATAAATTCATAAATATTGACGGCAAATGGGCGTTAGTAGTTTATAAACAATCTGAAACTGGAAAAGAAGAGATTGTTATCAGGGCAAGAGATTTTGAAGAAATGAGAAAAATTATTCTCCATCAGAATAAAATCAATTATGACGATACTTTTATACATGAAGATATAAGACAGTGGATTGCAGAACAAGAAAAAGATGATGATGTAATCACCTTGGAGAACTATTTATATCTTTTTATGATTGAAATGAAAATTTTGGATATAGAAGCATTTGAGAAACTTACAGTAAGGCGATTTGCTGGTATGATAAGTAAAATTCTTGCTCGTGAAAATTACAATATTCAGATGACCGCAGCAATGAGTGGTTTGGTGACTTTTAAGAATGAAGTCAAGCACTGGTTGGTTGATGATAATACAAATAATAGTATTCTTACAAAATATTTTAAAGAGATAAATTAAGGAAAAGGAAGTTATAAATATGATTGATAAAAAACTTGTTGAAGCAGTATTAATGACAGATGAAGGAAAAATTACACAAGAACAAGCAGAATTGTTTTTGTTTTATGTTGATACTAAAAACAAACTGTTGAAAGAAGCTTTTGCAACTTGTGGAGTTGATTTTGATAGATTGAAAGATTATCACCTTTTTATAATATTGTGGACAATATTTAAAGAAAAGTATAAAGGAAAACAGCCTGTTTGTGTTAATGGCATTGATTTCTGGAATATGGGAATAGATTTTCAAGGAGAAGAGTGTTTTCTCGTTGATAAAGATGGAAAAACAATTACTGAAAAGCAGTATCATAATATGGTTGCTGAAGTAAAAAGACAGTTGAAGAGTAATAAATAAAGGCTATGCACAATGCACAGCCTTAAAATTTCGATTTACAGTTGTTACACTCATATTGTCTGCCGAAATTGGAACTGAAAACACCCATAACGGCAAATGATGTGTATTTCTTGACAACACCGATTTTATTCACCCAGCCTGACCCACAGTAAGGGCAGCGGATTTTAGGTGTAGGAACATAGAGAGGAAGTTCTTTACATTCAGAAGAAGAATGTGTTGCTCCGCAGCTTTCACAGGTTATAGTTACACCATCTTTAAGTGCTATGGTATCATTATCGGTTATGTCATACTGACTGTCATCAATACTGTTGATAGCTTCACAGTCGCATTTCATCAATATAAAGTGTTCATCTCTGTGAAGAAGTTTATACATTCCTGTCACCACCTTTAATATAATAGTTTATCTACTATTATTATAACAGTTTATTGGCAGGAAGTCAATAGAATTTACTAAAAATATAAAGAAAAGGAGAAGAAATGGCAGATAATTTTTTCATACAGTTGCTTGCAAGATTAAATAGGCAAGCAAGCATAAACCAGCTTAATAAAGATGTAAAGAGCCTTGAGAAAACACCTTTTTACATTCGTTTGACAGGTATGCTGAATAGGTCAGCTACACAAAGGAACATACATAATACAGTAAATAGCATTTCCCGAAATACAAATGTAACGGTTAATGCAAGAGTATCAGAACGAGAACTAAGACAGTCTTATGAAAATGCTGTCAATAATATAGAAACACAAGCACAAAATAATCCTATCAACATTCCTGTTCGTGTTGATACGGGAAATATTGATTTAAATGATATACCTAATGCACAGGCAGAAATCAATAATCAGGCTGAAACAATGCGTACTGTATTTGCTGATTATGTAGGTATCAGAGAGATAATTAACCGTATCAATCAGGCAATTCAGAAAGCAATAGAAAATGTTACGGAACTGAATAAAGCACAGACTGATTTACAGATTGCAACGGGGAAATCCGCTGAACAGATGAAGTCTTTAATGACTGACTACAATCAGCTTGCAAAAGATATGAGCAGTACAACTGTTAATACTACTGATGCGGCAGACCAATTTTTAAGACAAGGGAAGAGCATTTCAGAAACCAATGAACTTATCCGTGACAGCCTTATACTTTCAAAAATCGGTCAGATTGAGAGTGCAGATGCTACTACCTATCTTACCTCGGTAATGAATGGGTTTAAGGTCGAAACGGAAGATGTAATAAGTGTGGTTGATAAATTAAGTGCTACTGATATGGCAGCAGCGGTATCAAGTGGCGGTTTAGCGGAGTCCATGAGTAAATGTGCAAATTCTGCTGATGTTGCTGGTGTATCAATGGATTCGCTTATAGGTTACATAGCAACTGTATCAGAGGTTACACAGAAATCGTCTTCTGTTGTAGGTGAAAGTTTTAAAACAATCCTTGCAAGAATGGGTAAAATCCGTCTTAATGACTGGATAGATGAAGATGGCACAGATATTTCAGGGCAGATAAACGATGTTGAAAAAGTTCTCGGAAAGTTTGATATTAAGTTAAGAGAAAGTGCAACGGAGTTCAGAAATTTTGAAGATGTAATTTATGATGTCGGTATGGCATGGGAAGACTTTACAAGTGTAGACCAGAACGCTATTGCTAATGCTTTCGGTGGCGTGTACCAGCGAGAAAATGTATTGACATTATTTAACAATTTCTCCCGTGCTTTAGAACTTACCGAGGTATCAGCTAATTCGGCAGGAACAGCCCTTGAAAAGTTTGCTATCTATGAGGATTCACTTGAAGCAGCGACTAATCGCTTAACAGCAAGTCTTGAGGGTTTAGCTTACAATAATATTTCAGCTGATTTTCTGGCAGAGCTTGCAGACGGTACAGCAAAGATAACTGAATTTATGGATTCTACAAGGCTAATTCAGACTGGTATTACTGCGTTAGCCTTTACAGGTGCTATAAGAGGCATTCTTCTTATAGGCACTGGAATGGTAAACCTTAGAAATAACGTTGTTCAGTATACACAGGCTATGGATATGTCACGTCAAAGTACGACATTGACACAGGCACAGTTACAACAGCTTGCAGTTACAACACAGGGTTTAACACAATCACAGTTAAGACTTGTAGTTTCAAGTAATCAGCTTACAACACAGCAGAGATTAGCAATACTTACAGCTAATGGTATGACACAGGCTGAAGCACAAGCACAGTTACAGACGTGGGGACTAACTGGTGCTGTAAACGCACAGACAACAGCTACGTTCAGTTTAAGAGGCGCTTGGGAAGGACTTAAAGCGGCAATTGTAAGCAATCCAATAGGCTTGGTTGTAACTGTTCTTACTACGGCAACGATGGCAATTACAACCTTTAAGCAGAAACAGGAAGAACTAAGACAGGGCATTAAAGATACTGCTGAAGCGGTTAATGAGGAAATCAATAATCTTAAAGACCTCTATAATACATATCTTGATATAGGCGAAGCTGTTTCAAATGGTACAAAAACAAAAGAAGATTTACAAACGGCTACAAATAATCTCATAGAAACTCTTAAAAATGAGGGAATTGAGGTTGATGAGCTTGTTAAAAAGTATGGTAATCTTTCTGAAGCTATCAATAAAGCTATGATTGATAGTATCAAGGAGAAATTGCCTGACCTATCCGCAGGTGTTACAGCTAATGCAGATACATTGATTGAAGAGGGCAATAAGACTGTTGATGGAATGAGTCATGGTTTTGCTTTAAGTGATAAAGATGTTGATTTTTATGATTTTGTAACAGAGTTTATAAAGGAATATGAAAAGATAAACGGTGATGATGTTTTTACTTCAACTTTTGAAGGCTTTGATACCTACCGTCTTTTTGTAGGTAGTAATCAGGCTCGTAAAGTTGGTACTGTTACAGAGTATAAGCAACAGTTAGATGCTCTTACAGCTTTAAGACAGAGCTTATTTGAAGAATATGGTGCAGATGTTGAAGATAATGCTTTCTATAATTCAATAACAGAACGTATCAACGCCTTAAAACCTCTTTATGAAGAGTATGAGAAATCATTAGCTGAATATAATGCTTATAACGCAGCTATTGTTGTAGGTGAAAGTAAATTAGCTGATGAGCCTGACAACTTTAAGGAATATATCAAGTACAAGAATGATTTAATAGAAAAAGTTCTTAATGATGAAAATAATTCAGGTTTCAGGGGTTCGGATGAGGATATTAAGAACAGTATCAGTGAATATTTACTTTCCGATAGTGATTTATCAGCCTTTGAAAACCGCTTAAATATGCTTTCTGAAGCTAAAAAGCAGTTTATAGCTTATGAAGGTAGTCAAAAGTTTAATTTCCTTTCAGGTCTTTCTGATGAAAACCTTGAGATAGCATTAAAGATACCTGATTTATTTGAAGATGGTTTAGACGGTGCTACACAGAAAATCCTTGAGTGGAAAGCAAATCCTGATAATGTAATTACTCCAGAAGTTGATACAAAAACATTCTCCGATATTGCAGATGAGGTTTCTTCCAAAACAAAGTTAATGTCAACTGCTATGGAAGAAATGAGAGATACGGGGCATATTTCAGCATCCACATATTCCGAAATAACAGAAATGGGCGGTAATTTTGCAGAGTGTCTTGAAATTCAAAACGGTCAGCTTGTACTTAATGTGCAGAAGTTAAAAGAACTTGAAACACAGGAATATAAAAATAAGATTTCCGAAAATGAGTTAACTATTGCTATGTTACAGCGTGAGGCAGCGACAAGGGCAATGTCTAATGGAAATTGGCAAAGTATTTCAAGGATGATAAGCGATTTACGGAAAGAAAATGAGTTTAATCAGTTATTGATTGATGAAATCAATAATGCAAAGCCTGATAATAAGGGTAAGGAAGATACAACTGATTATAATAAGGCTAATTTTGAGGCAGAGAAAGCAAAGCGTAAACACTGGCTTGAAATGGGTAAGGATAATACAGGCAAAGAATATACCGAGGATATGTATTACGCTTGGCTTGACAGTGCTGAAGGTTATAAGCATTATTTCTCTGACCTTACAAAATATCAGTCTGAATACTGGCAGTATGAGGAAGAGTGTTATAATTACATTGTTACTTCTGCTGAAAAGAACGCAAGTGCTGAACTTGATGTTTTAAAGGACAAGTTTGATAAAGGTATTATTCTTACAGATGAATATGTTGCTGGTGTTAATGCTATCTATGATAAGTATAAGGATAAAGACGGAAACAGTTTATTATCCGATGATTTCTTAGGAGATTCACTTGACCCTGAAAAGCTCTATGATAGTAGGCTTGAGGAATGGAAAAAGGCTAACAATTACGATGAAAAAGATTTAGATTCAAGAAAGAATTTCGCTGAATATCGTAAGTCTTTAGCAACTGAAATGTTTGGGGATGAAAATTCAGATTCATATAATCCTAAAAAGTTAGCAGAGGAAATCAAGGAATCCGATGAAGAGATTGCGGATGTCTGGAAAGACCGAGTTGAGCGTGAAAAGACTTATTGGGAGTCATTGCAGACACAGGTTGAGGATTATTATGATAATGAAATCAAAAAACTTCAAGAGATTGCAGATGAAGAAAAACGTATCAACAAGCAAGAGGAGTTACGCAATAATTTAATTAAGGCACGTCAAGAGTTGGAAAATGCGAAAAAGAATAAAAATCAGCTTGTTTTTGTCGATGGTATGTTTAAGTATGTGGAAGACCAAGAGGCTGTTTTAAATGCAAGTGAAAAGGTTGACGATGCTGAACAGGCAATTGTTGACTATAATCGTGAAACAGAGATTGCTTTACTTGAAGAACAGAAGAATAACGCAACTGAATTTTACAAGAATATTCTTAAAAAGTTTGATGACTATATCAATCATCTTGACGGTAAGGATATACCTACTGCAAGTGATACAGAAGTTATGGGTGCGGTTTCTGATTATGCTGGCAATACCCCGAAAAAACTTTATACTATATCTGAAGCTGCTGATATACTATGTGAAAGATATGGTATTGATAAAAATTCTGATGTTTGGAAAAATTTTGCTACAAACGTTATTTCTAATAATCCTCCGATTTTACCGATGCCAAGTATTCAAAATAACAATATTTATAACAATAATTATAATACACCTGTTTCGGTTAATGGAGTTAATGTAAGAGTGAATGGTGGTTTGTCACAGAAAGAAGTTGAGGACATTGTTTCCGACGGAATTGAAACTTTTGCAAGAGAAGTATCCGCACGATTAACATGTTTGAGTTATAAGGTTCATTAATTATTTTTCTTAGTTGATGATTAAAAGATAATTGAACATGTAAGAAATGGAGAGAAGCCATTGATTGATTTTAATAATAAAAGCAAAGTTATTAAAGCAGGTAAAAAATTCGCTGAAGCGTATTTTGATTGCCATATGAAAATAATAGAGCATGAGATTGATAATATGCAATGCAATCGCACATTCCCATCTAAAATAGTAGGGATTAATTGCTGTTTTGACGGTTATGAAATCGAAAAGGGACTAACATATGATTTGCAGGATTATCTTATTGCGAAATATAATGTTCCCTATAAACCTGAGAGAAAAGGGAATTATTATCAGTATTACTACACCATAAAGATATTAAATGAATATTACATGGTTCCAAGTCAGAAATACTTTGAAATGGGGGATAAAGTTTGGGCAACTGTTATGAGAAATAATTGGAGCGACATAATGTTATACTACAGAGAGTATTGATTGAATCAAATAGCCCTCTCAATTCGGGAGGGCTATATTATATAAGACAAAGGAAAAACAATGAAGAAAAAACAAGAAAAAATGCCATCTATAAAATATAACTGTAAATGGTGTGGTAAAGAAAAGATTGAAAGTAATTTTTTCAAATGTTCCGTAGAGAATGGTATTGGAATTTGTAAGAAATGTGCGAAACAGAAATACAATGAACTTAATGGTAAGTGTGAAAAGCATATTGCGATACTTATAATGTGTCATTATCTTAATATAGCCTTCTATTTTGATATATTCAAGAGTTTAAAGATAGGCGAGGGGATAGGGATTTATATAAGACAGCTTAATTTAACACAAAACCGTAATCCAGATACATTTGAACAAGGCATATTAAAAAACAAGGTTATAGAGTTTGTTCCTATTGATATGAAAATTGTAAATACAAAGGACAGACTTTCGGAACTTTTATCAGATTTAGAAAAAGTTAAAATGGGAATAGAGGATGTAAAAAATGACTTATAAAAATATAAATGATTTATTTAAGAGAATTGAAAAAGATATACAAGAAGTGCTTGTAAATGAGGTTGCAGATACAGTCAAAGATGAGATGAAACAGGCTATTGACGATACTGTGTATTCTACTTATGAACCTGAATATTATAAGCGTAGAGGGGAACAGGGCGGTTTGCTTGATGAGGATAATATAACAGTTACAGAACTTGAAAACGGTATTTTATTGCGTAATACAGCACCGCTTGATAATGATGATGCAGGGTATGACCTTGACCGTATTGTTATAGATGGTAGCGGCAATCAGCCGTTTCCCAGAGATTTTATAGAGGAAACTAAAGAGAGATTAGAGGATAATAAGGCTCATGTTAATGCAATGGTAAAGGGGTTGAAGAAAAAGGGGTATGATGTGAAATGAGAAAAAGCCTACTAATTGTAGGCTTTTATATGTTTATTTACATTATAGTTGGTTCATGTTGTTTGTCGATATTTGATAATATGTAATCTATGAATTCATTAGATTTGCAACTGTTTATAATTCTACTTAATGCCGTACCATTAGGTGTAAATGCAATGTTACCTATATTAATGGAATGATTAATTAATTTTGTTTTAATTCTTGTGTCGTGATAGTAAATAATTGAATACTCTTCATTTTTTTCTTCTTCTTCGAATGAAAAACATCTAAAAAGAGAAGACCTTGAAATTAAACCGAGAGATTCAAGCTCATCAATATCGTCTAAATCAATTTCGTCTGGTAAAGACCTTATAAATAAACAGATAATATTATCATAAGTAGTATTACCACATTCTAATTTTATAGTGAAATTATTGATTTTTTCAAAAGCCTTAGCAGAGTTGGAATCCATTATTTTTAAAATAGGTAACAGACTTTTTCTGATGCTATTAGGATTCATGCATTCTTCAGCGAGTATCCTGCCCCATATTTCTTGTAATTCTTCGTTGGAAACTGTTTTGCATTCTTCGAGAAATAAATCAAACCAATCCTCATCTATAGGTTTTTGATGTCCACTTAAAGGGGAGGATAAATATTTTTCGGAAATACTCATTACATTTTTTTGGTTTTGAGAGTGTTTAACTATATCTTTTATATGTGTTGCAATATAAATTCTGTCATCATAAGGTATTGTTTTGTCTTGTGATAATTCTTTAAATATCATTTCGGCACATTCTTTACCAATCGTAGGATATGGTTTTGGTAAATAACTTGTCAATGTTGCACATTCTTGTCCAAGTTTTGCAATTGAAGATGCGTTACTTAATGATTTTTCATCAAACATATAATTTTCCTCCAGAAAGGTTGTGTTATTTTGTTTTTAGAATTATTTTTATTAATATTAGCCATAGGGGTTGCAATTGGATTATCAATAATTGTATTTGTCTTATTATGGCATATACTTATATTTATACTGGATAATTTGAATCTATAAATACGACTTAATTATATACCTAAAGGGTAGTATTTTTCAATAATAAAAATAATTTCAAATAAAAATCGTCATATTTAACAAAATCAATTAGGGTATTAAGTTTAAAATGACTAAATGTAGTTTTAGATAAGGTAATCATCCCCACCAATCCCGCATATTATATAGAAAGGGAGGTGTTATTATAGTAGTTAATCATTACGTTTCAGACGATGAAAACGAGAGAATTGAAAATTTAAACAGGCTTTTAGCTGAATACATAAATTACGAAGAAACAATTTAATAGATTTTGACAAGCAGTCACTTGTTATGGTATAATGTGAGTACCATTTCAAGTGGCTGTTTTGCTTATAAAGGAGGGGCAAAATGCCACAAATAGAAAAAGTTGCTATATATTGCAGATTATCCGAAGAGGATAGAAACAAAGTTCATTCTGAAGATGACAGCGAAAGTATCAAGAATCAAAAGTTAATGCTTTCTGAATATGCTATAAATCAGGGTTGGAGTATATACGATATATATTCTGACGATGATTTTACAGGTTCGGACAGAAACAGACCTGAATTTAACCGTATGCTTAAAGATGCTGAAGAGGGCAGAGTCAATATAATCCTCTGTAAGACACAAAGCCGTTTTACAAGAGAACTGGAAATGGTCGAAAAATATCTTCATTATCTGTTTCCTATATGGGGAGTACGATTTGTTAGTATTGTTGACAATGCAGATACCAGTATTAAAGGCAATAAGAAAGCACGTCAAATTAATGGTCTTGTTAACGAGTGGTATCTTGAGGAAATGTCTGACAATATAAAAGCTGTTCTAACTAATAAAAGGGAAAACGGTTTATTTATTGGAGCTTATAGTCCTTATGGATATTGTAAGAATCCAAATCAAAAAGGACACCTTATAATTGACGATGAAGCAGCACAAGTAGTTAAACGTATATTTCACCTTTACACAACAGGCATAGGCTGTTCTTCGATTGCCCGTATTCTTAATGAAGAGGGAGTATTACCACCTTCAGAGTATAAGAATCAACATGGTATTGAATACAAAAATCAGCATTATAAAAGCAAGCCTATGTGGAGATATTACAGTATTAACCGCATTATTTCAGACGAGGTTTATATTGGAAATCTTGTTCAAAATAAGGCTCATAGCATTTCTTACAAGACAAAAATTATTAAACCTACTAAAAAATCTGAATGGATTAGGGTAGAGAATACCCATGAACCTATTATTGATATTAATACTTGGAATATTGTTCAGGGATTAAAGGAAAAACGTGCTGTACGTTGTACTTGGAAAAATGATGGTAGTTATAGTAGTATCAATATTTTCAGTAAAAAGTTGATTTGTTCACATTGCGGTGGAGTTATGAAAATAACAAAAAACACATCTGGACTTTATTTCCGATGTGGTACAAGATACTATGATAAAACAAGATGTGAAGGTAATTTTATCAGCTATAAACAGTTATACGAGGTTGTCCTGAATGAACTTAAAAATCATATTAATCACTACGCTAATGCTGATAGTATAGCAAGTG